ATGAACGAAAGATTGAACTTGATGGTAGCAATTCAACCATATATCGGAACATATTACTCCCAAGATTATGTCAGACGTAAGATACTTCGTCAAACCGACCAAGAGATCGTAGATGAAAATGAACTGATGAAGAAGGAAATCGACGAAGGATTGTACCCAGATCCAAAACTTGCTCCTCCTATTGGTCCAGATGGGCAACCAATGATCCCTGGTTCAGATGGGCAAATGCTGGGACAAGTTCCTATGGAACCTCAAGTATCTGCAGACAAGGATATGAAGATAAATGCCAAGGCAGCAGAGATATAAATAAATTATACATTTGAGGTCATTTATGGAATCTAGTCAGGAATTGATGGATATTATTTTATCCGATAATTCGTCAGAAGAAATTTCAGATAAGATAAAAGAAATTCTATTCACGAAATCTAGTGAGAATATTGATAGTGTAACCCCATACATTGCTCAATCATTATTCGGAACACAAGTAGAAGAGGAGTGATAAGTGGAAGAAATCAATGTTGAACTACTTGATTTTTTCAAAGCAGTAAAATCGGAAAAAAGGGAAAAGAAAGATAAGATAGATTCTATCATCGGGAATTCCTTTTTTGAAGATTTTGTAAAGCCATTATCGGAAGAAGTTAAAGCAAAAGAAACTAAAATTGCTCCAAAAAAATCCAAAAAACCAATTCAAGTAAAGGAAGAAGTTAAAGAGGATTTAATTGAAAAGTCTTTAGGACTTCTTTCAGAACCTTCAAATACTAAACAACAAAAAGATCCACTTACTCCATTAGATCAAAACTTCGTAACCTTTGATCAATTACAAAAACATTATAAAACTTTTGTAGAAAGAATTCAGCAGCAACTTTCTACATTAGGTGGAGGTGGTGAATCAAATCTTACTTATATGGATGTTCCAGTTAAATCTGTGACATCATCTTCATATACAGTAAAACCTCAAGATTATTATATTGGAGTGAATTATGCAGGAGCAGTTACTATTACTTTACCAAAAGCAGATAGAGAAGGAAAAATCTTTGTTGTTAAAGATGAACTGGGAGAAGCATCAAAAGGAACTAATAGATATATTACAATATTACCAACAGGATCAGACCTAATTGATGGTAGAGATAGAGCAATTCTTGCTTATGATTATGGCAGTTTAACATTTATTTGGAAAGGTAATTCCTGGAGGGTAGTCTAATGTCACACTTATATGATCAATCACCATTAGGTAAAGGATTTAGTGGTGATTTATTTGGAAGATTAAAAACTTCACAAGCATATACACTTTTTGATTCATCTCATAGATATTCTCAAGATGGAGATTTTAGTGATGTAATTGTTGGCACAGGTTCTACTGTAGGAATTATTACAGCACAAAGTACTGCTACATTAGGTATTGGAACAACTGCAGGATGTTCTTATATCAGAGAAAGTAAAAGAGTATTTTCATATCAACCAGGAAAATCCTTACAAGTTCTACAGACATTTGTATTCAATCCAGCAAAAGAAAATTTAGTTCAAAGAGCAGGGTATGCATCATCTGAAAATGGTATGATGCTTGAACTTGATGGATCTGAAGTTAATATTATTAAAAGAACTGGAATTTCTGGAGTAGGAACAACTGTTACAGTTCCACAATCAGAATGGAACCAAGATAAATTGGATGGAACTGGTCCAAGTGGTTATACTTTAGACTTATCAAAGGCACAAATCTTCTTCACTGAATATGAATGGTTGGGTGTTGGTTCAGTCAGAGTTGGATTTGCAATTGATGGGAAATTTGTAATTGCTCATCAGTTTGATCACGCAAATCATATTGACACAACTTATATGACTGCAGCAACTCTTCCAGTCAGATATGAAATTCTAAACACTGGGATTACAACATCTGCTTCCACAATGAAACAGATTTGCGTTTCTGTAATTTCTAATGGTGGATATGAAAGATTAACCAAAAGAGATGTTGCCAGAAGAACTACAACAGTTTCTGTTGGAACAACCGCATTTGCCCCATTAGTAACTATTAGATTAACTCCAGGAAGAGAAGATGCAATTATTCTTCCAAAATCCTTTTCATTTTTAGGCAGTTCAGCATCTACTGCACTTTTAGAAGTTGCTTGGATTAGAAATGGAACCATCAATGCAACTAGTTGGGAAGCATTACCAGGAACCTTAAATGCTCAAAAGAATACTGATGCAACTACAATCACTGGAGGAACAATTATTTTAAATGACTTTGTTTCCTCTGCAAACAAATCAGATACTCCATTGAATGTAGAAAGTAATTATAATTGGGATATACAACTTGGAAGAACTCAAGCAAAAGTAAGTGATACTCTTACACTTGCAGTGAGAGCAGTCACTGGCAGTGCAGATTGCATTGGATCTATTAGTTTCTATGACTTGACTTGATTAAATAATAAATACTTAATATTGTCAAATTATAAGAATGTCATACAAAATAGTGCAAACAATTGCACCATTAACTGGTGTTACAACTGGATCAGCATCAACCAGTGATGCCATTTCACTGAAAAGTGGTGTTTTGAGAATTTCAACTTCTGCAGCAAATGCAAATGTTGCTATTGGAACTGCACCAACTGCAACTTCATCAGATTTTCATATTGTAACTTCTCAACCAGAAGTCCTGAAGGAAAGAGTTGCTAGACAGCAAATTTCAGGTATTACAACTGGAGCAACCACTACAGTTCTATTCGGTGAAAATTACGGAAATCCATTTGTAGTTGGAGATTATGTATCGGTAGAAGGTGCAACTACATCTGGTATCAACACCTCACACGTAGCAGTAACTGCAAAGACTGATGGGTCGATTACCATTAATCACGACTCATCTTCAATAGTTGGAGTAATTACAGTAACAGGTGCGGTAGTTGCAAGAAGCGTAAAAGTTTCTGCCTTGGGTCAAGGTGGAACTGCGAATGTCTTTATTTCAGAAGTACAAATCTCATCCCAGGCATAAAAATGAAACTTATCACAGAAGAAATCGAATCAGTAGAAATTATTACTGAAGAAAGGAATGGCATAAAGACCCTGTATATTCAGGGTCCTTTCCTTCAAGCAGAAGTTACTAACAGAAATGGTAGAAACTATCCTCTTTCTATTATGGAGAGAGAAGTAAGAAGATATAACGATAGTTTCATTTCCAAAGGAAGAGCACTTGGAGAACTCGGTCATCCAGATGGTCCAACTGTAAATTTAGATAGAGTTTCTCATATGATTACTTCTCTTCATAGAGAGGGTAATAATTTCATTGGAAAAGCAAAACTTCTTGATACTCCTATGGGAAACATTGCAAAGTCACTTTTGGGTGAGGGAGTAACTCTTGGAGTTTCATCTAGAGGAATTGGTTCTTTAGTTGAGAAGAATGGTATTAAGTATGTGGGTGAAGATTTTATGTTGGCAACTGCTGCTGACATTGTTGCGGATCCATCTGCACCTGATGCCTTCGTTCAAGGAATTATGGAAGGGAAGGAATGGGTATGGGATGGTGGAATCCTAAAGGAAATGAATGCGGCAGAAACAAGACAGAAAATTGAAAGACTTACCAAAGCAAGAAAGTTGAGTGAGCACAATAAACTCAAACTATTAAATGACTATCTTTCAAATCTATAATTTATAAATAAATATAGAATAAATTAATTAAAGATTTTATTCGGAGAATAAAAATGAGTGTCGGTAACGATTTACAAGAAATGGAAGTATCTACTAAAAAATCTACTACTGCAGTAAACAAAGGTGCTAAGCCTGCTGAAGGAATGCCAAAAGGCACAGTTCCAGGTGAAGGTCTTAATAATTCTGTAGAAGATCTCGGAGGTCCCACTCCTCAAAATTCAAGACCAGAAGATGAGTCGAACAAACTCAAGACTCCTGCAAGAACTCTTTCCAGAGTTAGCAATGTTGTAAATAAGGGTGCCAAGGCTCCCGATCCTATGCCCGTTGCTAACAAAGGTGCTATGAGTTATGAGGAGACTGAACTTGAGGATGAAGAGTACATCTCTGAAGAAGAAGAGATTGAGACTGAAGAAGTAGAAGAGATTGCTGAAGATATTCTTTCATTAGAAGAGAAACTCGATGAGATTGTATCTGAAAGAGTAGATTACTCTGATGATATCAATGCTCTGATGGAAGGAGAGGATCTTTCCCCCGAGTTTATGAATAAGGCAGCAATCATTTTTGAAGCTGCGATTAAGCAAAAGTTAATCGCAATCGTTGAAGCATACGAAGAAGAGTATGCTCAAAGACTTGTAGAAGAAGTTACCGAAATCAGAAACGAATTGACTGAAAGAGTTGATTCTTATCTGGAATACGTTTCCGAAGAGTGGATGGTCGAGAACTCACTGCAGATTGAGACTGGTATCAGATCACAATTAGCAGAATCGTTCTTAACCAACCTCAAAGGACTTTTTGAAGATCATTATGTAGAAATCCCTGAAGAGAAATATGATGTCCTAGAAGGAATGGTCGAAAGACTAGATGAAATGGAAGAAAAACTCAACGAACAGATCGAAAGAAATGTTCAGTTAAATAGAAGACTTAGTGAGGCAGTTAGTGACACCATTTTAAATGATGTTGCTGAAGGATTAGCTTTAACTCAAAAGGAAAAGCTTGCAAGTCTTGCTGAAAGTGTTGAGTTTGAAAGTGAAGAAGACTATCGTGAGAGACTGGAGACCCTAAAGGAGTCATACTTCACAAAAATTCCAGTATCTTCATCAAAAGGAGAAATTCTTTTGGAGCAAGCAGATGAGGATTACGGTCCCCAAATGAATGCTTATTTGAAAGCACTTGGTAAGTATGCCAAGTGAAATCTACATTATACTAAATATTTGTAGTTAAAAACACTTTAACAAGACTAAACAAGGAGAAAAGCAAATGTTCCTTTCAGAACAATTGCAGAATAAGTGGAAACCACTTCTTGAGGCAAACGGCCTTGATGACATCAAGGATCCTTATAGAAAAGCGGTTACTGCAGTTCTGCTCGAAAACCAAGAAAGATTTTTAAAAGAAGAGAGAGGTTTCCTCACCGAGGCTGCCCCTAACATCAACACTGACCCAGGTGCTACTGGTGCTGCCGGTTTCTCTGGTGGTGCAGCTGCTCCAGTTGCAGGTTTCGATCCAGTTCTGATCTCACTGATCAGACGTTCAATGCCTAACCTGGTTGCTTATGATCTTGCTGGCGTTCAGCCAATGAATGGTCCTACTGGACTGATCTTCGCAATGAGAAGCAAGTATGTAAATCAGGACGGTACTGAAGCTCTGTACAACGAGCCTGATACTGCTTACTCAGGTCAAGACGACGGTTACAACCTGTCTCAAGGTGACTACACTGGAGGAAGCGACGGTGGTGCTTCCGTTGGTTTCGGAACCACTGGTTTCGTTGGTGGTGGTACTGCTGCTGGTACTAACCCTGCTCTCCTGAACAGTGCAGGTGCTGTTGGAACTGACTACAGAGTTGGTCAGGGTATGAGCACTCAAGCTGCTGAAGCACTTGGTGGTGCTGCTGGAGATCAGTTCAACCAGATGGCATTCAGCATCGAAAAGATTGCTGTTACTGCCAAGTCAAGAGCACTCAAGGCAGAGTACACTCTGGAACTGGCACAAGACCTTAAGGCAATCCACGGTCTGGATGCTGAGGCTGAATTAGCAAACATTCTCTCAACTGAGATTCTTGCTGAAATCAACCGTGAAGTTATCCGTACCATCTACAAGATTGCTGAAGCTGGTGCTCAAACCAACGTAGCAACTGCTGGTATCTTCGACCTCGATGTTGACTCAAACGGTCGTTGGTCCGTTGAGAAGTTCAAGGGTCTTCTGTTCCAACTGGAAAGAGATGCCAACGCAATCGCACAAAGAACTCGTAGAGGAAAGGGTAACGTTATCCTTTGTTCTGCTGACGTTGCTTCTGCTCTGACCATGGCTGGTCTGCTGGATTATACTCCTGCTCTCAATGCCAACCTGAACGTTGATGATACTGGCAATACTTTTGCTGGTGTTCTTAACGGTAAGTTCAGAGTTTATATTGACCCATTTGCTGCCAACCTTGCTGCTGAGCAGTATTATGTTGTTGGTTACAAGGGAACCAATCCTTATGATGCTGGTCTGTTCTATTGTCCTTACGTTCCTCTCCAGATGGTTCGTGCTGTTGGTCAGGACACCTTCCAGCCCAAGATTGGATTCAAGACCAGATACGGTATGGTTGCCAACCCATTCGCAGAAGGCACCAGTGCTGGTCTGGGAAGAATTCAACAGAACACAAACCGTTACTACAGAAGAGTTCAAATCAAGAACCTTATGTGAGCCATTCACAAGTTTCGGGGAGGGTCTTCGGACCCTCTTTTTTTATGCAAATAAATAGTTAAAAACACAAAATTATGACGAATAGTACTTGGAGTGGGCAACCATCAAATAAAAATTTCCTATCACCAACTGGGTTTAAGTTTAACCTGAATAAGGCACCCAAGGTTGATTTCTATTCCAATGCTGCGAACATACCAGCAATATCTTTAGGATCTGCAATCCAAACAAGGTATGGAAAAAATATTGATGTTCCTGGAGATAAGATGACCTTTGGGGATTTCAATTTAAGATTTTTAGTTGATGAAAATCTAGAGAACTATTTGGAAATATGGAATTGGATGACTGGTTTAGGATTTCCTTATAGTTTAGAACAGTATGATGACCTGATGAAATCTACTAAGATTTCTAATCCAGAATCAAATAATTCAACTGAATTTTACGAACAATCAGATGCTACATTGCAAATTTTAAATAGCAATTTCAATCCAACATTTTCAGTTAAATTTACAGGGATGTATCCTACTTCATTATCATCTTTGGAATTTGACGCAACAGAAGAAAATATTAATTATTTTACAGCACAAGTTAATTTCAAATATACTTATTATAAAATTATTCCGAATTTATGATTGACCTTGAAAAAATTCAAGAGATGTGGAAAGAAGATTCTCAAATCAACATTGATGATCTTCACAACGAATCCTTAAAGGTAGCATCTCTACACTCAAAATATTATGAAATTTACAATAATGTTTCCTTATTAAGAAAAAGATCAGAACTTCAGTACAAGCAGAAGAAGTTAGAAAGATACAATTACTACAACGGCAAATCTGCTCCAGAAGTTTATAAAGAAGAACCATTCCCTTACAAAGTAAGAGATAAAGAAGGTATGAATAGATATCTGGAAGCAGATCAGAAACTATCAGATATTTTTATGAAAATTGAATATTATGATATAATATTAAAATATTTGGAGGAAATTATAAAAATGATTTCCAACAGAACTTATCAAATTAAAAATTCAATTGACTTCTTAAGATTCCAATCGGGAATGTAATATGGCAGATCTTATTATATCCAAGAAAAATGAAATATATTTAAAAGTAGAATGCGAACCTCATATCAAATATGAACTGAGTGATCAATTTACTTTTGATGTTCCTGGGGCAAAGTTTATGCCACAATTCAGGAGCAAGCATTGGGATGGAAAAATTAGATTATTCAACGTTCAAACTGGAGAGATCTATGTTGGACTATTGGATAAACTAATTACTTTTTGTGATAATCACAACTATAAGTTTGAGTTCAAAGAAAACAAATATTATGGATTTCCTGGAGAAGTAGATTCTACTATTTCTATGGAGGGAGTGAAAGATTATATGAAAAGTATATGCTCTCACGAACCAAGAGATTATCAAATACAAGGAGTTTATGATGCATTAAAATATAAAAGAAAGTTAATTCTTTCTCCAACTGCATCTGGAAAATCTTTAATGATTTACTCTGTGGTTAGATATTTTGTCGAGAAAGGAAAGAACATACTCCTCATAGTCCCTACTACATCACTCGTAGAACAGATGTATAAGGACTTTGAAGACTATGGATGGAACTCTGAGGCATATTGCCACAAAATCTATGGTGGAATGTCTAGAGAGGCAGAAAAACCAGTTACAATATCTACTTGGCAATCAATATACAAATTAGATAAATGTTATTTCCAAAACTATGATGTAGTCATTGGAGATGAGGCACATCAATTTAAATCTAAATCTCTAATCAGCATTATGGATAAACTTCACGATGCAAAATATAGATTTGGATTTACTGGTACTTTAGATGGATCTCAAACTCATAAACTAGTTTTGGAAGGATTGTTTGGTCCAACGTATAAACTTATCAAGACTGATGACCTTATTAAAAAGGGTTATCTATCTCAATTAAAAATTAAAGTTCTTCTTCTATCTCATGACGATAATGAATTTAATGATTATGAAGAAGAAGTTCAATATTTAATTACTCATCAAAAAAGAAATAATTTTATTAAAAAATTAGTCTTAGATTTAAAGGGAAACACTCTTGTATTGTTTAATCGTGTTGCAACTCATGGTCAACCATTATATGAACTCATAAATAAGAGTGCCAGTGAAAATAGAAAAATATTTTTTATTCATGGTGGAGTGGATACTGAAGAAAGAGAATTGGTAAGAAAAATTACCGAGGAAGAATCCAATGCGATTATTGTTGCTTCTTATGGCACTTTTAGTACAGGTATCAATATTAGAAACTTGCACAATATTGTCTTCGCATCACCTTCAAAATCTAGAATAAGAAATCTCCAATCAATTGGAAGAGTTCTCCGAAAAGGAAAAGAAAAAGTATCAGCAACCTTATATGATATTGCTGATGAAGTTAAATACAAATCAAAAAGAAATTATACTTTAAATCATTTGATTGAAAGAATTAAAATTTACAATGAAGAAAACTTCGATTATGAAATTATCACCATCAACTTCAAAACAAATGGAAGAAGACTTTTATGCAACAATTAAATTAATATCAGGAGAAGAGATATTTTCCTTGGTATGCATTAGTGAGGAAGATGATAGAAGATTTTTGATACTGGATAATCCAGTTATTATTACTCCTATTCAATCTAAATCCAGTCGTACTATGGGATACAAAGTTGTTCCCTGGGTTAATATCTCTGATGATGAAATGTTTATTCTTAACTTTGATAAAGTACTTACTATGACTGAAATTAAGGATGCAAACATAATATCAATCTATAAAAGATTTAATCGTCCAAGTGCTCAAGTACAAGTAACCAAGCAAATGGGTCTCATCTCTAAAGTAGATTCTGCCAGAGAAACCTTAGAAAGACTATATAAAAGTAATTAAAGATATAACTAATCTTGAAACCCAACAGAGTGATCCTACTCAAGGTTTCGTTTTCTGTCAAGCACTTGTCAAAGGACTAATTTTAGAGTAGAGTATCAGCAATGTTAGGATTAAAAAATTTAATATGTTTTTAAAAGTTATGGTTAAGGAAAGAAAAAGATCAGAACATTATGTAAGCAAT